AAATACTAAATCTTCTGGATGTTCTATGCGAGCGCCTTCTGCCAGATAAGGTTTATAAGGAGTACGTTTATCCGTAACAACTTCCATGCCTTGGTTTACAATTCGATCGCGAAGTCTTGCAAGCCAATCGCTTCCACCTTCTTTTATTGCTTCAAATGTAAAACCTTCTCGTTCTGCATATCCACGGAAGTCCTCTAATTTTTGATCACGTTGCGAATCGTTTCGTAAAGCACCAAGGATTGCTTCTACACTAAACAGATCTCTTTCTGTTGCACCTTTGTTTAGAATGTATTTTGCAATTTGTTCTGGCTGATCTGTAATATAACTATTATCCATTCGACTTAATAAGCCAGAATTTGGAGATAACTTATACCCTGCCGCTTTAGCAATTGAATTCATTAATACGTTACGTGTTACACCTTTGTATTCACTCTGGGGATCTGCTCTCATTAAGAACTTTGAAAAGTCTGGCTTTTGTACAAACATAAAATCTGTTTGTATGTAGCCTTTGTCTTCTCTGCCAGTAATAGGAGCTTTGAAATGTACACTTACTCCGCTCTTACGTATCCATTCTTTAGGGTCAAATCCGTGTGACTCTGCCCACTTGGTAAGTTTTGCTACAAGATCATCTTTGCTCATTGTTTTTGGGTCGATTGCAAGGTCCAAGTCACCCGATGTTGGCTTCTGTCCAGTACTACCAAGCATGTTATCCATGAGAGGCAAACCAGTAAGTTGTTCCAACCAGTTAACGGTTGGCTTTACATCTGTCTGATTGATGCGTGTTGTTGCTATAGCACCGTCAGCATCCTTGAAGACGTTGCCACCCTCTTTAATATACATTATTTGCCCTGTACGTTTACGTTAACTGGTCTTCCGCTGGTAGTTTTTTGTACGGTAGGATTAGCAGTTGGTTGGGCTGGCTTTGTGGCCAATGTCAAGTATTGAATTACTTTGTCTTTGATTGCAGGCAGAGCATTTATTTTAGATACTAAATTCTGTATTGGATCATTACTTACAACCTTTTCAATCTTAGGCATTTTTAAGCCAGCAGTTTGATAACTCTGTGCCATCACTCCAGGATCAACTCCAAAGTTGCTAATTAATGTCGCAACTTGCACTGCATCAGTTGGTTTGCCTGCTTTGGTCCAGGCTTTCATAAGTTTATCAGCAGTAACTTTTGTTGTTATGTTAGTACCAACCTGTTGTGCTTTTGCCAAGCCTGCTTGAGCACCTTTGCTTATAGCATCACCTGCGGCTGCGGCTCCTTTGCCAATGGCCTGTTTTGCTTTGCCTAACATGCCTTTGAAGTTTGGTGCTTCCATAAGATGTTTGTCGTTTTTGTATGCAGTGGCTATAAACAGTTTAGTAATTTGGGTTTCGGTTAAACTGTTTCCTCTACGTCTGCGACTTTCTTGTGCTTGTCCTTGTTCTCGTTGAGCAGCGTTTGCTTCTACTCCTGCAAGACTTGCTCCTATACCAGCAGCCGCAGTACCTTTGATGATGTTTTGCAACATATCATCAACAGCAGTTTCTATTGAACCACTAACAGTTCCGCTAAGAACATTGTCTTGTAATTCGTCTGCAAGCTCTGGTGGTAAATTTTCCATTGCTTTATCAAGTGCGGCACTATATGGATTGGTAGTCATAGTTACACTTTTCATGCTATATAACGGAGTGCCGTCAGCATTAGTACCTGTAATTTCTACTTCTGCAGTACCACCATATTCAGTTCCATCCGGCAAAGTCTTTGTTACATTTGATTGGAAAACCTCACCAACTTTTGCATCAGAAGGAACACCATCAACTGCTATATCGTCGCCTACACTAATACTAGTATCAGCACTTATGGTTTGATTAAGGAACTCTTTCTGAGCCATTGCTCTGTCCAGACCTTGTATTTTTTGCAGTTGATCAATCTGTTCTTGTGTCATACCAGCATCAAGAAATCTTTGCTTGTTTGCTTCAAGCCATTCATTGTTTGGTATGTCTGCAGAGTTTACACCAGCTTGGTTAAGTTGTTCTGAGGACAAATTACCAGTAACTTCTGTAGCATCAGCGGCATTAGATGCTGATGTTGTTTTTTCAATGTTAGCTCCTATACCTTCAATGCCTTTTTCTGCTTGTATAGCGTCGATAGCATCATTAACACTTCCACCGTCTGGTGCTCCAAGTGCTACTATCTTGTCATCCAGCTGGCTTATTTGATCTTGAAGTACTTTGTTTGCTTCGGCTCCGAGGTCACCTTGCCCTGCTAGTTCTGCCAATGCAGTTCTTGATTGTATCAGTTCACTGGCTGCATCTGCATCAAGAGCTTCAAGACTCTGAGCACCCATGCCACTAAGTTTTGTAATGTCAATTTCACCAGATGCATCATTGATAAATGTGTTTGTAATTTCAGGAGGTAACAGTTGATCAATACCTGCTGATATCTGATTAAAGACTCCACCTGCAAGAGCACCAATTGCGGCAGTCTTAACACCTTTACCAACAGCAGTGGATACTTTCTCACCTTTTATAAGTTCAACGGCACCTTTAAGTGCTTGACCAGCAATAGCACCACCAATTGGTCCGCCAGCAACACCTGCTAGTGCAGTAAGCACACCAATAATGGCTGCAGTCTTGCCAGGGTTTTCTTTTGCCCAAGTACCTAGTCCAGTTAGTTGTTTATCTAATTCTGGAAATTTTGCTCCAACTGATCCTTTTAGTTGTTCAAACTTAGCATCAAAACCTTGCACTGGTGCAGTATTCTGTACCCACTTGGCAGCATCTTTGATAATTTTACCTGCGGCATCAACTACATCTTTACCTTGTCCGATGGCAGTTCTATTGGCGCCTCCAGCAGTTGCAGTCTGCTCAATTGTCTTAAACAGTGCATTGATCTGTTGGGCACTGATTTGTGCTTCGTTAATAATTTTAACGTGTGAACGATCTAGACCTTCGCACAGTTGTGAATAAAACTTCTGACTACGTGCAAACTGTTCTTCAATTCGTTTTGCTTCTAATAGTATACTCATGCTGCCTGTAATCCTTTCAACAACTTGCCTTTGCTTCCTGCGTCAAGTTTGTTTACTGTTTTTGTTAAACCCGGTGATGCCTTCTCAATAGCAGAGATTAATGCTTTGTGTTCTGGATTAGATGGATCAAGTTGTACACCGCCTGCTTTAACACCTGCTTTGTTTTTTACATCTGTTGCAGTTTTGCTCATTGGCTTGCCAGTTTTATCGTCCTTACCGTCCTTGTTAGCATCTACTTGAGCTGGTCCTTTTCCAGTTGATGCCGGTGCCATTGGCTTACCACTCTTATCATCTTTGCCATCTTTGTTCTTATCAACTTGAGCCACTGGTGCCTTTTGTCCTGGTACCGCAGTTGCACCTTTTTGTGTTGTTGCTTGATTAATGCCTTGCTTGATACCACTTTGCTTTGCTACCTTCTTTTGATTTCGTGCAATGCTTTTATCAACAGCAGTTTTAGCAGTATTAGTAGCAGTTGCTTGTGTGCCTGTAGTTCCTAGTTTCTTTTCTAAGCCTGCTTTTCTTTGTGCTTCTGCATCTGCTTTTTTTAAGCCAGCACCTACACCAGTTGGATTTGGATTAACACCTTGTCTATAATTGTAACCACTGCCTGCGGCAGTATCGAGTGCAACGTTACCAACATTCTTTGCTAAGTTTTTAAGCACTCCGCCTGTCTTAGACGGTTGTTTTTGTTGCTGTTGATTTTGTTGTTGTTTTGGCTGTTGTTTTGTTTGCACATTGGCACCACCGCCACCTACGGTTTGTTTACCTGCGTTATAACCTTGTTTTATAGCACTACCTAAGCCTGCTACGCCGCCTGCTACTGATCCAAGGGCCTTAGCACCTGCACCAACAGTACGTCCAATTCCTCTACCAAGTTTATTAATTGCGTCAAACTCAGCAAGTAGTTGTGCTTTTAGCTGTTGTTCTGTAAGTTTATTTGTCATCTGTGCGTCTCACTGATCTAGAAAATTTACTAGGATCACGAAGTCGAATAGCATTTAACAGTTTGCGATGCAGGTTCTCTGCTTGCTCACTATCATACAACTCTTCAATCTGTTCCATTAGACGCACGGCACTGGCAATAACGTTGCTGGCACGACTTTCTACAATGTATGAACGTTCCTGTTTCTGGCTGTAACGTTCAGTGTAAATACCATCTAATTCTTCAAAGATGCTTCGAGTCTTTTTTTGCATGACTTTGTTTGTCCTTTGTAGTATTTATGTATATTTGTACAGTTGTTGGTTTTCTTTTTCCCAAACTGCTTCATCAAATCTTTGCCTTAACCACTTATTTTTTCTATACAAATAAGCATTCATTGATTTCCATTTTTTCCAGGAACTATTATTTGTCTCAAAAATTTCATGATTCTCATTTATTAAGTCTATCAGCTCGAGAGTTTCACAATTTGGTTTAGATTTGATTATTCTTGGTAGTGCATACTCTTTTGCTAATTCTCTAATTTTGTCAATTGACTCCATTGTATCATTTTCTATCCACTCTGGGTTCATAAACTTTTGACATCTTGCAAATATTATGTATCGGCTTTCTATATTCTCTGTAGTAATGATTAATTTTTTATTAAAATATTCTAGAGGTATTGTTTCATCATGCGTCTGATACCAAACATCCGATTTGCACTGTTTAAGATTCTGATCAAAATTTTTAAGGTTTTTGAGTAGTTGGTGTTCTCGCCCACCTACACTGCCTTCTAATCGAGGACTCCAGATAATTTGCTTATTGTTTAGAATGGTAATAACAATACCACCACAAGCAAAATCAGTGGCTATTAAAATATTGGGCAATCTCGCTGAAGGTGTTTTGCCATTTAAGTTCTCGCCATTCATCTAATTTTTCTACCCAATCTATTGCAGTCTTATGTTCTGTATACGGATACTGATTCAACATTATACTTACTGGATGGTTGATACCATATTTGTCTTTTACCTTGTCTCTTAGAAGAGGAGGGGTTTTGTCAATTCCAATGTTTCCGTAACATGGATGAATATTGAAATCACTTTTATCTCCAAAACGATTTGTTGCTATTGTTTGATTATACCATTCTTCTATACGATCATAATAATACACATTAAACGGATTAAGTGTGTGTTCAATTCCAAACATTACATTACCTGGATAAATTTCTTTTGCCTTATTAATGTTTTTGCTGATTGTATTAAACTTTCCTGGCCATCTTAGATATTCAAATTGTTCATCAACTCCATCTATGCTTCCAATAACCTTTACTAATTTAAATCTTTCCCATTGTTTGATAGTAGCCTTTGATGGAAATAGTGTGTAATTACTTGTATATTGTAACACAATATCCTGTGGGTTGTCAATCAATTCCAGTATTTTTCTGTGTGTATTGTTCATCAATGGTTCGCCGCCGCCAAACTTGATGTACTTTAATTTGCTTGTATCTAAACTGTGAAACCATTTTATTAGTTTATTGTCTGCATCTACTCCTTTACGATCAACAAAAGGTCCAGATGCAATACCGTTCCGCACATTCTCGTCATGCCAAAAACTACTACTATGGCTACCGCAACTTGTACATGCTAAATTACATTGCATAGTAACTGCGATTGTTAGCATTTGTAAACCTTCAACATTATCCATAATATCAAAGCCGGCTTGTCTATAACTAGTTTGTTTTTGTTCTTCTTGGTTTAGACATATACGACAATTAGTTTCAAGATCACTTGCTATCCATTTTTTTCTGAGTTTAGGTAAAAAATTAAGATCTTGAACAGTATTTGATTTTGTAAAATAGCAACATGGGCTAATAGAGAAATCTGTGCCGTTGTTGTTAATGGTAAATGCATTACTAAGATGTCTACAAAATTCTGTCATACAAATACTTATAGTTAAATATAGCACATAGGCACATTTAGGCAAACATAGGCAAACATAGGCAACATGAAAACAGAAATAGAACAAATACAATTATTATTAGAACAATTTAGAAGACCAACTCCAAAAGGCGAAGAATATCAAAACAGACTAGCAGAAGAATTTGAAATTATACTTCAGCAACGCTTTACAGATTACTTTCTCAAAATAAGACTCATACTTGATCTCAACAAAGACATACCTCACATGACCAGAGGCAGTGCTGGTAGCAGTTTGGTGTGCTATCTCATGGGTATAACTGACGTTGATCCTATTGAGTGGAACATACCACTCGCACGTTTTTTAAATCCTTATAGAGATGATTTACCCGATGTGGACATTGACATACCCCATCACAAACAAGAACTTGCAATGCAACGTGTGTTTGATAAATGGCCAACACAGAGTGCTAGAATATCAAACTATGTGCTTTACAGAGAAAAGTCAGCACGGCGTGAAGCCGCCAAACGTCTTGGAGCAAAGGGCAGACTGCCAAAAGAAATAGACTACGCAAAACTAGGCGTTGATGAACAAGAAGCAAGACGTATCGAACGCAAACTAATGGGTAAGAAACGTTGTATCAGCAAACACTGTGGTGGTGTGCTTGTGTTTGACAGAGCATTGCCCAAGAGCTTGTTCCGCGATGATAATCTTATCTTGCTTGATAAAAATGAAGTAGAGGATTTGGAACACCTAAAGGTAGATATACTTGCAAACAGAGGATTATCACAACTATTAGAAATAGATCCACACACAAGACTAGATGCATATCCAAGAGAGGACGATCAAGTTGCTGATTTACTATGCCGTGGTGACGTGCTTGGCGTAACACAAGGCGAGTCTCCTACAATGAAGAGACTATTCCGTGCATTACAACCAACAGGAGTTGAGGACTGTGTATTTGCTAGTGCGTTGGTACGTCCTGTTGCTATGGAAGGCAGACGTAAGGCCAGTTGGTTTCGTGACTGGAGTGAAAAAGGTATACAAAAGAATGCAATAGTGTACGAAGATGATGCTATACACAAAATAATGAAGCTGATTGGTATATCGCCATATGAAGCAGACATGTACAGACGTGCTTTTGCAAAAAAGAATGAAGAGAAGATGATGCAATTTATGGCACGACTTGGTGACCATCCAGACAAGCATGATATCTATGAACAAATGCAGTCGCTAAGTGGGTTTGGCTTGTGTAGAGCACACGCAGTTAATTTGGGTAGACTTATATGGGCACTAGCATACCATAAAGTGTACAATCCGAAACAATTCTGGCGTGCTTGTCTAAAACATTGTCAAGGATCATATGCACGTTGGGTATATCGCAACGAAGCAAAACGTGCTGGTTGGGATCTGCGTGATTTAGGCTTTGACAATTGGATTACAGAGGATCCGGTTGAAAGTTTTAAACAACATGGTGCATGGAACAGTCCTGGCTTTTTGCCAAACATGGGATTGCAAAATTTATTCTTAGACAAGTTTCAGTTTGCAGGTATAATTGCAGCCAGTAGAGTGTTTAAAAGCGATGCAAAAAATTACATACACTTTATTACACTAGGTGTAGGCGAAGGACGCTATGTTGATCTTGTAGTTGATAAGCCTGTGAAGTATGCACGTGATAGTGTAGTAGTGGGCGAAGGACAAATGTGGACCAAAGACAACAGTAACTATCTAAAAGTAAAACGCAAGAACGTTAAAGCAATGCCGATAGATCAATATGCTTAACCTTTTGCTTTGATACCTGCTAACATCTGTTTAAGTTTTGTACTTTGTACATCAGCAACAATTTTGCCTGGCTCGTCTTCAACAGTTGCATCATTTGCAGTATCTGTTGTAAGTGTCTTGGCTTTTATTTGATCATAGATACTACTGCTTTGTTTCTTAAACTGTTGGTATTCTTCATCATCACCTAGGTCACGTATACGCAAACTTTCTATGTCAAACTCCAAGTCTACTTTCATCCCAACACCACTACTGCTTCTAGTCTTCATAGCTTGTATTTGATATCTACCACGTTCACGCATTGCTCTACTTGTGAATATACCAAACACATTGTCAGCAGTATTAATTTTACTAATACCACCCGAGATGTGCGAATGATCAAATTCAATTTCTTCAACTGCACTTCTGTTTAACTGTGATGCAGTTACAAACAGTATGTTAAGTTCTCTTGATAGATTACGCAGTTCTTCACTTACATACTTGTCCTTGACAAACAAGTCATTTGGAGATACTTTAGCACTAACTGGCATAAGCAAATCCAGATAGTCAATACACATAAAGTCTATTTCGCTGCCTTGCTTTATGCTAAGTTCTTTTACAAATGCTCTTATGTCGTTTACATTACTTTGTGCAGGCATATACTTTATTTGTAATGCTCCTGCTTTCTTCCCCATCATCTTCACTTTCATTTCAACAGTTTCAATGTCCTTAAACAACTGTTTTGTTGGAGTGTTTGTTAACATACTATCAACACGCATTGCGGTTAATCCTTCACTTAATTCAAGTGTAATATATACTCCACTGAGTCCTGCTTCCATCCAATTCACTGCTAAGTTTTGCATAAACAAACTCTTACCAGATCCACTACCACCTGCAAATATCTGTAGTTCACCTCTGTTGAATCCACCATAGAGTAGTTTGTCTAACTTTGGCCATCCAGTTGAATTCTGTCCGTTGTTGTCTTTCAGTGCCGCAAGCCTTGCTCTTGGATCTTCAAAGTAATCTGTGCCCAAGTCTTTTGTTAAACTTATTTGTACTGCGTCTTTAATTAATTTTTCTACAGGATCATACTCTCCCTTTTCTAACAAGTCTGCACTTTTAAGTATGGCACGTTCTAATTCAGTACGTCTTGTAAATGCTTCAAACTCTCCTAAGAACCAATCTGTTTGTCCATTGTTTAGATCTGGAATCTCCAATAAGTCTATATTTGTTACTGCTTTAACCTGTGCTCTGTCTGGCAATGTCTTATGTTCATTGGCATGATCATAGATAAACTTTGCAGTTTGTTTTAAATCTCTATCAAAATTATCTTCATTAAATATGTTTTGTACCCTTAGAAAACTTTGTGCATCTTGCATCATCATTTCTAAAAATAATTTTTGTACATCATAATTATATTCTGTCATACTGTCCTCATTAGACGTTTCTTTGCCATTTCAATTTTTATTTTACTACGTTCTGCACACTGATGTATCTGTTGTAGTGTTTCTGCTACACCAAAACGCACCACTGCATCATTTACATCTTTCACATCTTCTGGCCACTCTGGTATACTAACTTCAAACTTGTGTTCTACTGCGGCATCAATTATACTTAATCCTGCACGATCCTGATCAGGTACAACTATAATTCTACGTTCCAATTGCTTTAGCAATTGTGCTTGATCCTTGCTTATAGTTTCATGCATACATGCCAAGCCAGATATACTTAGTGCATCAAATATACCTTCAACAACTATAGCACTGGTCCAGTCAGACTTTTGTAAATCATATCCAAACACATAGCCAGGTTGTTGACTGTTTATAAACTTTGGTGTACGACTGTCCAAGTAACGTGACGTGTGTCCTACTATCCTGTTCTTGTATGTATAAGGCACAACAATTCTATCTCTAGGGCCACGTTTCTTATCTACTAGGAAAGGATAACCAAATACTATACCACGTTGTTTCAAATAATCCACATAGTGGAAGTGTAGTTTGTTGTTTGTATCTATACGTTCAACACCTACGGGTATTTCTTGTTCTTCAAAGTCAATCTGCTTTTGTTTAATTGTATTACGTTCAGCAGTTAAGTCTAACAAACTTTTACGTTTTAAACTTTCTAAGTTGAGCCTTTCAATATCAGTTGGATCAACACCTAGCCATTCTAGTAACTTACGTGCCTTGTAACCAACACTACGTCCGGCAACAAAACTTGCAGTAAAGCCACAGTTGAAACAGTGATAACTCCAGTCATCTTCTGCTTGTTTTATACCTCCACGCAAACGTTTGTCCTGTGACTCGCCTTTGTGTACACAACAAGGTGCATTAAAACTTACCCAACCAGAACTAGTTTGTTTTCGCTTCTGCGGAATGTAACTTAAGATGTCTAACATTATGTTAATATATTAGCATACTTTATGTGTTCTAGCAAGTGTTTTGATATAATTTCATGCCCTTTTTCATTTGGATGTCCTCCTGAAGCAAAGGGTTCTACGGCTAATTCTTTTCTTTTAGAAATTAGAATTTCCTGCCATGATGAGTTATTATACAACAACGTAGGAGCAGTAGTTTGATAATTATTTGGTAACACGTTAAACTGTATCACAGTTGCCCCAGTTCGTTGT